ATCTTGAAGTAAACTGACCCCTCCCCCCTTGTTCCGGGATGAGTGTGTGCTGCGAATCCAATATGCTGCATTCACAGCACACACTCATCCCGAAACAAGGGGGGAGGGGTCATTTTACTTAAAGATTCTGCACGGGGGGTAAATCCCTTCTACGAAAGTGAGGGGGTTCCAGAATAGGTTGACTGACAAGAGCATCAATCGGTAGACTATGTTCCATGTGGAACACTACAGGCCCGAAAACACTCAGTCCGTCATTGTCCGTACCAAGAAAAGCCACGGAAAAGCGAGGACAATCAATTCCCTACGAGTTGACCCTACAACGCGGGGCCTTTGCGGCCTTGTTGAAGGAGATGCAGCGTCGATCCACGTTGACCACGCGCACCTTATCGAAGAAACTGGGAGTCGAGCCCAATTCGATTAATCAGTATTTCTACAAGAAACGAGGCATGGGTGGGAGTAGCACCCTCAAATGGTTTCTCAGATTTGCCGAAGCGTGCGGATGTCGCGTGCATCTCACCTTCCCATCAGAACATGACCTGCGCCATTTGGAGCGCCGCCCCATGAAGCCTCCCGTGATCGAAGCGATTGAAAGTGAACCCCATGAGAGCCCTTACTGAAGTCGAAGCTGACCAGTTTTCACTCATGCTGCTCTCAGGGGCTCCCGTCAGTGATGCCGTGCGGTATTTTCTGGATCCCCTGACCCCGGAAGAATTTCTCGTGGAAGCCGCAGAACAATGGCCCCAACAAGCCGAAGTGCTTGACCGATTACAGCACTATACCGGCGGGGAAGCATGGCACAAGATGACTGACCAGCAGCGACTGGAAACAGCCATTAAAAAGCACTATAACGAGATGGCCTACTTCCTCTGGACCGTCAATTACGTGGAATGCTCGGGCAACGACAAGATTAAAGCCGATACCTGCCGCCAATCACTTGAAGTCAAACTTGCAGGCTTAGCAGGACAGGATTCACCGTTATCCCGGTTCTATAACGATATGCTGGCAAAGTATGACCACACAGCTGGCACCGTGAGTTAATGGCAACCTCAACGGTGCCTCCCGATCTGCGAGATCGGTTAATCACAGAATTTCGTCGGTTTCTCTGCGACCAGATTGGATTCGTGCCCTTTGAGCACCAAGCTGACTGGTGGGTCACCACCGATGGCTACGCACTGAGTCAACAAGTCACGGCCCCGGATGATACACGTCCCTCCATCAAAATCTGCCTGCCCACTGGCACAATCGAACACCGCTTGCTCGTTCCTCGCAAGCACGGGCGCGCGAAAGTCGTCGCAGAACTCGGAGCCTACAAATCAGGCAAATCCGCTGGCGCGGGACTTTGGGGGGCCGCATTCGCTGCCGTGCCCAACGCTTTGGTGTATCTCGTGGGCAATGAATACGATATGACCGCGCCAGAGTTTGACTATATCCTTGAATCCCTCTGTTCAGAGCGAGGACTCAACCAAAAATACAAATCCCTGCAAAATCGCCCGAAAGACGGACGCCTCTGGTTGGAAATGGAAAACGGAGCCCGATTTGAAGCCCGATCATGGGAACGCTCAGAATCCCTCAAGGGGAAGGAAGTTGACGCCTATATTTACTGCGAAGCCTACCAATTACCGGGGATTGAGTGCTTTACCTCCGTCTCACAGAATCTGCGCGTGCGACAGGGCTATGCTGTGTTTCCGACCACGCCTGACCGCCCGTGGGTGGGGGTATTTCACGATAATGGACACGGCCACGAGGATTTCCCGGAATGGGTCTGCAAATGCGCCGTCCCGGCGACGGTGAACCCTTATAGCTTCGATCAGAAGGCCATGGATCGAGATCGACATTTATTGACGCGCGAAAAATTCTCGATTGCCTATCTGGGCAAGTTGGGGGATTTTGTGGGGCGTGTGTATAACTATCAGCGCGGAGATCGACTTTTTACCCCACGCTCCCACCCGCACCTGTGGCATCGACCGGAACGAGGCGACATGAAGGAGAATTTCAAGTTGCCTCACGATTGGCGGGTGGAAATCGGGGCGGATACCGGCACCTACTGCGCAGCGTTGGCTGTTGCCATTTCCCCGGAGGGAGATGCGTTCATTCTGGATGAATTGACGAACTATAACTATGTGGCAAACACCCCGGAGCTGGATCCCTCTTCGTCGATTGTGACATGGGCACAAGCGTTTACCCGCATGGCCGCACTGTGGCGCACACGCCCCATGGCGTGGGTGGACAGCAACAGCCAATTCAAACAGGAATGTCTCCACCACGGCGTCCACTTGATGGCAAATAAACGCGGTCGGGAAGTGCGCACGGAAGCTGCCCGTCAATATTTCCAGCACGACAGAATTTTTCTGGCCCCATGGCTTGAACGGCTCCCGTATGAAGTCGAGCACGCCCAATGGCCCGACCACACGTCGGCGTCAGGAAAATATGAGCGGATGAAATCCAATGATCATGTGCTGGATTGTCTGGAGCATGTGCTCTCTCGGCATCCACGGGGCATGGCGAAAAAACAGCCCCCGGTCATGCAGCCCCCGGTGGGCAGTGTGCAGTGGTTAGGGAATCCCATCAAGAAACGGAAAAGTCGTGCGCCGGCAGACAGTCATTTAGGAGGACAGTAATGAATCGACACGAAGTCGAAAAACGCTTAATACAGGTGGAAGCCAAGGTGCAATTTATTATGCACACCCTTGCGCTGACCCGGAAAGATAATCAATCAGGGGCAACGGAATCACGCACATTTGATACGTTGTTTGAGGAGGCATTGAAACATGACATGGATAGTGCAAATCTTGCGCAAGTGGCTCAACGTACCTTCGCCTCCCCCGGACCTCCAACCGGACCTCAAAGTGCTGATGGCCCGGATGGATTCCCTAGAGCGGATGGTGATGACGGAACTGCAGAAACCAGACCCACAAGTCGGGATAGTGGATAATAGTGTAGACGAAGGGCGTCTGCAGGATTTACCGGACGCGCATTTAGGAGCGCAATAAATGGCGAACGATGATGAGAAACTGACTGAGTATACCGATGACTATAACCGACTCCGTGCGCAGAAAGCACGCAACATCGGGTCTGTGGAACTCCGTATTCTGACCAATCTCTCGTTTATTTCGGGAGAGCATTGGATTGGGTCACAGAATCGGGTGTTGTTCACCCGTCGGCGTGATCCGAACAAACTCCATCTGGTGTTTAATCTCGCTGCGCAGATGCTCTACAAAATGATGGGGCGTCTGAGCAGTATTGCCCCTATTTTCAAGGCCAGAGCGGATAAACAAGATCCGAAATCCATTGGCAACGCTGCCGTCATTGATAAATTGATCAAAGCCTTGGACGAAAAGCTCGATCAACCCTCACGTACATGGGAAATTCTCTGGTGGATGTCCGTAGGAGGAGTAGCGTTTGAGTATGTGCCATGGGTCAAAGATGCCTGTATGGAACCCATGCCCCAGTTTGACCCGGAAACGGGAGAATTGCAGTGGACGCATGTGCAAACCGGAGAAGTTGTCCCGGAATCGGCGCGTCAGATGATGATGGCGCAGGGAGCGCCCAAAGAACAGTTCGAAGTGGTCGAAGATATGGTCTTGACCGGAGATGTGGGCAGTGAAGTCCTCAGTCCCCTCCAAGTGTTCATTGATGCGTCTGTTCGTTCTGTGAATGACCTTTCGCCAGATCAAGCGGTTTACATTGCGAAGATTCGAACGGTGGGATGGATCGAAGCGAACTATGACGTTAGTGCGGAAACACTGGAAAACATTAAAGATGCCAGTGAAGTGCGGATTCTCAGCACGGATATCAAACAATTTGGCGATCCGACAGGTTCAATGCACCTGCAAGACCTGATTCCACGGATTCAGGGTACACGCACGAGCAATGACCCGGATCTTGCGGTTGTGGTCGAGCGGTATCAGCCCATGAGCGAGAAAAATCCCCGTGGGCGCTACAGTGCGTTCATTCCGGGGGAACAAATCCTACTTGACGATGACAATCCCTATGGATTTATTCCGTTGGTGGATTTTCACTGGAGCCCTACGGTAGCCACCTTCTGGAGCAACGATTACATTAGTGATTTGATTGCCCCGCAGCGATTTCTCAATAAACGGCTTTCGCAACTGGGTGAACAGGCCAATGCGTCCATCTACGGAGATGAATTACTGGGTCCGACCCTGAAGCGGGAAGATATTCCGGTAGATTACCCGGCCCCTATCGAAAATGGGCTGAATGAAACCGGCGTGAAGATGGTGCAACGGCGTGACCCACCTCAATTACCGGGTTGGTTCATGCAATCCATTGATTTGACCATCAAACTCATGCGAGAAATCGCCGGGGGCGTGGATTTATTCCAAGATGGCAAGGGGACAGGCGCAATGCGGGGGCCAATGGCCGTGCCGATGCTCCAAGAAATCCTTGATTCCCAATGGGGCAATCTCTACACCCATTTCGGCCAGCGCATGGCGATGGTGAAGGAAATGCGCATGAATCGGGTGAAAGAATACTATCCGGCCTTCCGCACCCTGCACTATACCGACCAGAACATGAAAGATGAGGTCTTTATCTTCCAGACCTCGGAAATTCTGCGGGCAGGCACGGATTTCTCCATTACGGTGGAGCGTGGTAGCCTGATTCCAGAAATGCGTGCCCTGCGGGAAGCGCGTATCCGGGAACACTTGCAATCTCCGCTGAGTGTGCTGTATATGGACGAGCGCACGGGGAAGATTGACAAGGAAAAGATTGCCTCGGACTTGAATATGGGGGAAACGGGGCGAGAAGCGGCTGAAGCCAAATATCGTAAGCTGGCAATGTCCTTAGTGGAGCGATTATGGGAAGGCACGCCCTTACCGGAAAGTATTCCCATGCCCTTCTGGAATCTCCGCGTGGTCATGGACGAATTAGAGTCTGAGATGGCAACAATGGAATTTCTCAGTGCCAGTCCAGAGATTCAGCAGGGATTTGTGGGATTCTGGAATAAATGCCGTGAATTATTGATGGCAGCGTCTGAAAAGCAGGATCAAGGGGCGCAACAGGCGCAGATTCAAGGAGCGGTAGCGCAAGCTGCCCAACAGGCTGCCGCCAAGGCTGCCGCTGAAGCGATTGACATGGCATTGGAGCAATTCCGGGAAAGTTCCGCGATTGCCCCGCAAGCACCGGAAGCGTTGGCGCAGGCCATGGCACAGGGGCAGCAACAGGGAGGGCCACAGCCACAACAGCCTCCCCGACCTCCTATGGGGCCCCCACAGAGATGATCACTTGACGTTGTAGTATGGAAAGCCCGATAATGCCATAGATGTCACAGATGAACACGGATTGTGAACACACTGCTCGACACTCCTCGGCAGGGGAACACGTTTAGCGGTACTCATCATCCACTCGGAGGGACAAACATGGAAAATTTTGAACCATCGGAAGCTCCTGACATTGTTGAATCACCTGAGTCAACAGCACCAGAAGCCTCCCCTGATAGTGGAAGCAGTGAAGCCGGATCTTGGCCGAAGGACGTCCAAGCCGAGTTCACCAAAAAGTCACAAGCTCTTGCAGATGACCGTCGCTCGTTTGAGGATAATCGGCAACAGTGGTATGCCCAGCAACAGCAGATGCAGCAGCAACAGCAGCAGTATCAGCAACAGATGCAGCAGCAGTATCTTCAGCAACAGCAAGGCGGTGCCCAAAATTCACAGGCACAGCTCTTGGAACAGTTGCGGGGGATGCAGTATCTGGATGGCCCAACTGCAGCGTCGTTAATGGAACGGATTGTGAATGACGGGATTAACCCGTTGAATCAGGCGATTCAGCAACGCGACCAAGCCTTGGCGCATATGTATAAGGAATACAAAGCACTCAAGGGGCAGGTGGGAACACATACTTCTGAGAAACGTGAAACCGAACTTTCTCAACGCTTTTCCAAATTGCGGGATGAACATAACCTTCCCGATGAACCATGGGTAAATGACTACTTACAAGATGTGTATTACTCCCACGAAGGCAAAGACCTTGATGCGGAGTATCCCAACATGTTGCGTACGCGGTTAGAAACCATGCGGAAAGGCTTCCGTGAAATGGATCGGAAGACGGCCAGCGATGCACGAGCGAGAACTTTTCCGGGTAAAGGCGGAGAAGCCTCACTGACGAGCGGAAAGACGGGGGGTTACAAAACTCCGCAAGACCGCGCTGATGAACTCTGGCCGATGATGAACCAAGGCCAAACCGAATAACTGCTCTCTACGGAGAACAGCTTTATGGCAAGCACAACTGATGTCATTGAGGCGATGAAATACACCTATGGTGTAGATCAAGTCCTCTATTTGGTAAACCAAGAAGTGGTCACATGGAATTTATTCCAGAAGATCAAAAAGCCTCTTGGCGGTCGTGGGCAGTTCATTATGCCCATCATGGTGAAGAACCCCGGATCGTGGACGGGTCTTGCGGAAGGTGGCTCATTGCCGTCTAACCTCAACCCCGATACGACTGAAGCGTCATTCAGCCTGCAGGAATTTGCAGGACTGTACAACATGTCGTGGAAGCTCATCCAAGACGCACGGAACTCAAAGTTTGCGTTCCAGACTGCGTTGAAGATGATGGAAGAAGGGTTCCGTCGCCGTATCCTGAAGATGATTAACGCTGACCTCATCTCTGATGGGCTTGGCAAGTTAGCCATTCTTCCAGCAGCTGATGACGCAACCGAAATTACCGTCAACTCACTTCCGAGTGTAGATGTCGGGATGGTGGTGGATGTCATGGATGCGTCAAACAACACCTCTGTGTTGGGGAACTCCCTCACAGTCAATGCTGTTGACGTACCCAATCGGACAGTGACGCTTTCGGGCGCACCATCCGGGACAGCTGCAACGGATTACATGGTTATTCAGGATACCGTTGGCAGTGGGATTGCCTATCACACGAATGGCTTGTTGAGCATTATTGACGACGCGAACCCTCCGGGGGCATCGGTCGGCAACTTTGGTGGGATTAACCGCAGCACAGCGGGTAATGAGTTCTGGAAGTCTATTGTGTTGAGCAATAGTGGCACGAACCGTGCCTTGACCGAAGACCTCATTATGCAGCTTGAGGATTCCGTCCGTGAAAAAGGCGGCGGTTCCTTGAACGCCTATGTATCAAACCTCGCTATCGTACGGCGCTATCACGAACTCCTCCGCGAAGATACTTACTTTGCGATGAGTTCACCGAAAGCGTTGGATGGTGGGTCTGGTGTTGGACGCTCCGGGGGCGCACAGCAAAAGGGTGAAGATGGTGGAGATGGACAAACCATTTACCGCTTCTCTGGTAATCCTTGGCATGTGGATCCCTATTTCGCAGCCAACACCATCATTGGCATGGACAAAAAGCACTTCTACCTCGGTCACGGGGAACATCCGGTGCCGCGTCCAGTCAGTGAAATCTTCGACGGAACATCGTTCTTCCGTCAGACCACATCAACCACCTTTGAGGTGGCGTGGTACTGGCAGGGGCAGTTGCTGAGTGACAACCCAGCAGCTGGTGCGAAAATCGAAGATGTAGCAGAATCGTAAACTGAGTAGGTGAGGGGAGTGGGGTGTTCCTAGCCACCCTGCTCCCCTGTCACTTCGCCAGAAAGAAGGTAGATATGGGAATCAAAGCAATCGCACGACTCGCGCCGGTTCATGTGGCTTATACCATTTCAGCAGGAGAAGCTGCTGATACGGGGATCTTTGTCGCTGACCAAGATTACGAAATCATGGATGTGCGTGAGGTTCATAGTACGGCTGGAGCCAGCAGCACGACGTTGGATGTGGGTGTCGCCGCATCTGGTACTGCTCCAGCCAGTCTTACAACAGCATTGAGTTCGGCGTTAGCGTTGGATAGCACCGCAAATACGCCAGTTCAATCCACCCTGACCTCGACGTTGGCAAATCGCAAACTCGATAAAGGGGAACAACTATCGTTGAATTACACCGGAACGGTAACAGCATATGAAGGTGCTGTGCATGTGGTGCTGAAGCCAGTTCGGACGAATACAACGTATTAGAGGAGTTATGGAGATTTTTGATCCGGTCTTGTATTCAATTGCGGAGAATCGCTTTTTCCTGAAACACATGGGAGAATCCCCTGTTGCTGTTATGCAGTCCCCTCTTCCGAAAGGGGTATGTGCGGAAGCTGTTGAGGAAGTCCTTGGGAAAGTGTATGAGCTGGATGAGTTGCAAAAGCACCGAGGCACCTCATGGGTTGGGCACGCACCTATTACATCTTCGATTGAACTGTATTTACGAGAGTGGGATCGGTGGGCAGCAGATGCAAAACGAGGCGCTCCTAGATTCCCGACACTACACGCATGGGACGGCAAAGGTCGCCCACATCGTGGGGCTGTGGGATCTGATTCTTCTCGGGTTACCACTTACATGGATGCTGACGGTAAACGGCAACCGTTTCGGGTTGAACTCCATGACGTTGGCACACCACAAGACTTCAAGCCCTCATGGGTGAAGGAAGAGGAACCGCTTCCTGATGCCTTGGTTGAAGATGCGGAAAAAGGTGTGCTTCAGTGCCCTGTTGATGGCTGGGCTACCAACTATAATCCTGATTCTCGTAGTGCCTATAACATGGCAAAAGCGCGGATGTCCCGTCACTGTAAAACCAGTAAGGATGATCGTGTTCGTGAGTTTGGATTGAAGGTGTTTGGTTAACGATGTTGCAAGGCGTCCCGTCGCAAGAGCAGATGCAGATCCCTCTTGCGTCGCCCAAAGCTCCTCCTCGTGAGGCGTCCTTGCAATGGTGGCATCCGAATCGGTTTGGGGTGCGTTTTGCTCCAGACCGTTTTCGTCGTGAACTTCATGTTGTGCATCCTGATCTGGATGTCACGTGGCATCCCATTAGAGAACGGTGGCTAGTGTGGTATCGCCGTCCTCGTATTGCTATGGGATGGCTGTTGTTGTTTGTGGCGGAGGATTCCCAACATCGGTATGTGCCTCTTGATGCGCGGATCTTTGCCGCTATCTTTGAACAGAGTGGGATGAAGTGGGATTCCGGGAAGGAATACTGGGCCCGGATTGAACAGGAAGCCCAACGGGACAAAGAGCGAGAGCATGCTGACCGCGAACAACATCTGGAGGATGCCGGGGCTGACCATTGGGATCACACCAAGATACAGGTCAGTATGTGTGGGCATTCCTCTGGCAGTAAATTTGTGAAGCATCACGCGGGGGATTAGATGGCACAAGAGGAAGGAAAAAAGGTTAATCGGAAAAAGGAGCTTGAACCAAAATCCGTTTATATCGAGGAGATTGAAGCAGCGCCTTTACAGGTTGATGATCAGAGTCTGTTGGATGACTTATCCGACAGGTGGGACAAGATCGAAATACGACGCCGTGAGAGTACGTCGGAGAAAGGTGGGGCTGATCGTCGTGCCATGCCAGATATTGACGTTGATGCGTTGACTGAATTTGTTGGGCCCCCTGCCCCTGTCCTGTCTGGGCGGGATCAATTAGAGCACGGGTTGCGTGGTGCTTTTGGGGAAGAAGAAGATAAAGAGGCTTTTATGGAAAGCCAGATACGCAGAGCATTGGAGAAGCTGGCTCAAGGGTTAGCGCAAGAGGATCCGAAATAACATGGCAACTGGACAGTCCATTCTCGACTTGATGGAAGTGATGGATCGTGGGTTGCAGGCACAGTCCGGGGAATCCGGGGTGACCTTGGCATTACGTGCGGTAAATGCCTCACAGGATTACCTTGAATCCATTCTGGCGTTGGAGCCCAATGTGTTCGGGTCAACGATTGGCACCATCACAACTGCTGCCAGCACAGAATCTACCACCTTTCCGACAGGGCTCTTACGCATTGATCGTTTGCAGTACATTGATCCCTCCACGAGTCGTCCGGGATGGGACTTGGAGCGAGTGGGCTACACGGGGGACTACTATCAGTCTCAACGCTTAGCCCCCACGCTGCAATACAACGCGACGACCACAGGCAAACCCAGTCGGTATTGGACAGATGGATCAAAGATTTACTGGGATCCACTCCCGGATGGCACACACACTGTGCGGTGGTATGGCTTTAAGGCAGCGAATGCTGTGACTGCAAGCGGTACCTTTGCGTATCCAGACATTGCCTTGATGCCGGTTGCTGCGTATGCCACAAAATTACTTCGTGCTGGTAAGGATGACGACATTACAGCGGTAGCTGCCACGGGCATGGAAGTATTCAAACCGGCGATTGATGCGTTAGCGCGATTCAATCGTGACCGTACGCCGGGGTATGACTATCGTTATTTCCATTCAGAATAGGAGTGCTTCATGGCACGAGGTGAATTTACCGCGAACTCACGGATTACGACAAATACAGACACCACCGTCATTGCGGCTCCCGGCATCAATCAACAGATCCATGTGAAGTGGATCACGATTGATGTAGAGGTAGAAGGCAATGCCTCGTTGGTGCGGATTGAAGATGCTGCCGGGGGTAATGTGCTGGCGGCGTTCGAAACCACAGATGGTACGGCGTCATTAGATCGGTGGTATGACGGGATTGGACTAGTGTTGTCCTCCAATACGCTCCTGAATGCCGAAACGACCGGCACCGGGGCGGCCACGATTGTTATCAATGTTGGCTACAAGGTGCAATAAATGGCTGATATTCAAGTTGCTAACGCAGATGCGGATCTCTCCGGCAATACTCTTGTTACGGAAGAGAACGCCTACACGATTACCGGATTACACACCTTTAGTCGCAGCACCAATGCGCCGTTTGCGGTAGTTTCTGGTGCAGCGGTGGTGGCGAATCTGGATGCCGATAAGCTCGATGGGATTGAGGCCACAGG